GCTACCTGATCGCGCAATTTCAATTCTTGTGCGGGGGTCAACTTTGGCAACGGTGGCCCTTCATCTTCCGTAGTTAAAACTTCGGGTTCGACCTCGGCAGGCGCAGGTTTCCTACGAGATGCGACGCGTGTGGGCGCGGTGACGCCGCCTTCGCTGGGCATGGGACGCGCCATCTGAAGCAGCGGACTAGAGCCGACGCCACCAAGCATAGCCAACTGCACAGGCGACGCGCCGGGCGCGTTGAACGCCGCCGTTGTCGGCGCGGGCGCAAGGTTGTTGACCTGGGGCTCCGCAACGCCGGATGTCTGTTCAGGCGCTGCTGCGCGGGGAACAGGCGTTTTTGTAAAGTCGCCCATTTCCTGTTTGAACGTGGCGCTCTTCGGGTTCATGTCTATGAACTTGATCGCGCCACCAAGGTCGATCTTTTCAATCTTTGGCGCAGTTGCGGCTTGGCTAATTTGGTAGATGGTCTTGCCGTCCAGATTGCTGTGCAGCGCGCGCCACCTGTCGGGGTCGGCCATAAATTCTTTTTGGCTGTCTTGGACAGCTTGATCTACCGGTTTAATTTTTGCCGCTTCCGATCCCAACATAGGGTGGCTGTAGACAGCCGCGGTAAACGCCGCAACGTCTTCGGGGGACTGTACGCGGTTGACCAAGCGAGTGAACGGCGCGTACGCGGCGTCCAGCGCCTCTACGCGGACTTTGGTAGGATCAGCCGTTTCAGTTTCAGTTTCGGTTTCAGTTTCGGGCGCCGCGCTTGCGGTACGCCGCCGTCCAGCGCTTGACGAACGCAGCGCGTTTGTATTTGATTGTGTTGCGACGCGCTGTTTTTCTTGCAACAACGCGTTAGCCGCCCGCAGTTTGGTAGCTTTTTCTTCGGCAGCAGCCCAATCGGGCGCTTTGTAAAATTCCAATTTTGGGAGCGACGAGCTGTAGTCAACCATTGTTGTATCCTATGGCATGTATGGGCCTTCGCCAGTGTAACCGCCCGCACCATACGAATACGGGCTACTAGAGCTAAGGAAGTTATTGTAGGGCGACCCGCGATTTTGTGCGTACGAACTCATGCCTTGCGTCAGCGCGTTATTGACCGAATTAGCCATGTTCAGGTAGCCACCGGCTTGCGCGTTGCCGCCCGCAACCGCCGCCTGCCCTAGCCCCTGCCCCAGCGTACCTGCCGCCGTTGTCAATTGATTAGCGCCGCTTTGCCCTGCGTTCATGAGGCTCTGCAACGGGTTCAGTTGCGCGTTGCGGTTTGTCTGATACCGGTTGTAGGCGTTCTGATATTCCTGCGATCCGGCTTGCTGGCCGTAGTTCGTTGCCGCCTTGAGCGCCGCTCCAGAGATCAAACCTCCGCGCGCTGCTGCCTGTGAATTGAGCCCCTTCATGCCCTCGCTCAAACGAAACGCGTAGCCAGGATCAGTCGTAAAATCAGACATGCTAAAATCGCGGGCGTATCTGCCATAGTCAGGAGACGCCGCGTTAACATTAAGACCTTGAGGTAAAGTGTACTGGTCTGTTGTGTTAACGCCTGCGGCGGCGTCCGTCATCCCGTAATTGGGGTTTGCCGTTCCGTAAGTTGCAGCATCAGGACTTAGCCCCAGCAAAGTCAAAAGCCGATTTTGCGCCGTCAAACCACCAGCGCGAAACGGCGCTTGCAGTTCAACCTGCTTGTCAAACATCTGTTGTTGAAGGGCCGCGCTCTGTTGCGCCGCGTCCTGCTGCGCACTGGAGGCTTTGCTAGAGCCAATGATGCTGGCCCCGGCACCGATAACCGCAGGAAGGATAGCTTCAATACCCATGTCAGTTACCTTTCACCAGCATACCATCTTCGCGAACTGTGAACCCAAGGCGGTCAAAAATGCCGTACATATACTCGTGCCCTGGCATGATCCGCGTGTGGGCGTTCTCGTGCGCGAACAGTTCTGCCAAAATCCCCCGCGTTGCCCACTTCCGCCGCCACGCGGGCAAAACCGAAACATGAACTTCGCCATTATTGAAGTATGCGGCTCCAATGCAAGCGTCTTGGCGGACTATAGCCTTAACGTCCCAATTTTGCAAAGCGTCCGCGTATTCCTCATAGGACACAGGTCGAGACCAGTCCGTAGCCTGATAACCAACTCTCAACGCCAAATCGCGGTCATCGACCAACTGCGGCATTAGGACACCGAGCGGCCACTGGCGCGGATGTTGATTGACGAAGCCGTACCGGCCAGCGTCGAGATAAACCCGCCGGAAGCAAGAACTTGGCCGACCAACTCAGGAAAAGTGTAGACCTCCGAAGGCTGAAGCGTCTTGGCCTTCGTGATCAGGTTGGCGTTGCCCGCCGTGTCGCCCAACGTGACAAGGTTTACCGACAACGACGCTGCGGTCGCGCTGTAGTTGGTGGCGGTGAACTTGTCGATGATCGTGGTCACATTGGTCGAGGTGTATTGCGTGGTCTGAGACGCCTCAGCGATCTTGGCGGGGATCAGAACTTGGACGGTGACGGTCATGCTAATTGCCCTTACGGTTAGAAGTTTAAAAACCGTTAACGTTTACGCTTTGTTAAATTACGCCAGACGCAGCCCAAGTGGTCGTTCCAGAACCACCATTAGTTACAGAAACTACAACCATAGTAAATCCTGTTGTAGTAACGCTGATAGGCCATGCAGAAACTCCTCCAGCTACGTTATTTGGAGAGCATGTTACAACGGGAACAGAATCAAATGCGGCGGAAAATGTTACTGCGGAAGTTCCAGTGTACAAAGAACCATACCCAGTAGAACATGTTACTGAAGGTGCGCCAGTTTGAGTTACAGGATATGTAACAAATACGGCACTTGAAGACCCATTATCTATTTTTTTAGTCCATGTTCCAGATCCAAATACGTCAAATCTATTTAACCCTATAGTTCCGTTTGAACATGAAGAACCAATTGAGATTCCGTATGTAGACCCGCTTGGGTTTTGACTGGAAATAAATTGATTGTCAGAAATTATAAAAGAACTTAAGGCTCCAAAAGATAGCCCTTGAAAAACCACTGAGCCACTTCCAACAGGCAATAAAAATAAATTGCCCACTACAACAAAACGGCTTAGCCAATTTGCATTACTGTCAGTACCTATTCCAATCCAATTATAAGATACGGCAGTGCCTTGACCTGCAATTTGATTGCCGACAATTACCACGGAGCCAAATATAGTTGTTCCGGATGGCCTATTAAATGATATAGCCGAAACTGTTTGATTTTCTAAACTGTTACCTGTGATTAACAAATCAACAGTTGAACCGCCAACGTTTGTGTACGACATACGGTATCCATACGCCCCACCCAAAAATTTATTATTTGCAATTTTTAACCCGCCACTAGATGTTTGTAGTATGCCAGTAGCAGTAGTAGTTGAAGTAACAAATGTACAATTATTTCCAATAAAACTATCTCCAGCATCAATGTTATAAGTATCAGATACATAAACACCATAACCTACATATTGATTAAAAACACAATTTGTTATTGTCCAATCTGCCGCAGAAGAAGTTACAAACTGATTGTAACCTTGAGTAAAAGTACAATCGTTTACAAAAGAAAATAAATTTTGTGTTGGACCCGTAAGAGTAATAATATTACCAGCAGTAGCAGAAACTGGACCTAAAAACGTTATTTTTTCAAAAGACACTTGCCCATCTGTATTTACGCTTATCACCGTTAATGTTGTGCTTGTCCATTTAATAGAAACGCCGTATCTGCTTTCTCCATAGAAAGACAAGCCGCCTGTAACATTTAACGTAGAAGATACAATATAAGTCCCCTTGGGAAAATATATTTGAGCACCCGATCCTTGCATAGCATTTATTGCATTTTGTATAGCTGTTGTATCGTCTGTTGACCCATCACCAACCGCGCCAAAATCTTTGACTGATACAACGTCACGCAATTTGCTTTCTACTGTCCGCGTAGTTGTAGCGCCGGTCTGAATAAAACCAATAAGCGAAGACCCGCTAGATGCCGCAAGTTGCGTAAAGATAGAAGTAAAGTTATCATTTCCGGTAATGTTGTCTACGGTCCAAATTTCGGCCCCCGTAGAATCCGTCAATTTTAACTTGTACGACGCGGAACCAAGCCACACCGAAGCTTCGCCTCGGCTATCCATCACCACCGGGTTGGCGTTAGGTGTCCCCGCGCCATAGGTGGTGTACGTAGCCAGGGGCGTAGTGGTGCCCGCCGCGTAGCTGTACAGTTTGCCGCCCACTAGAGGAATGCCCGCAGCGGTGAAGAACTGCAATTTGGGAGGGGGTGACAGATAGGCGGTCATCAGCGCGTCCTGTTAGGTTAGAACGGCGCGTCGTTGAGCGCCAGTGTATGGGGTATCATAACTCATCGCGGTTTTTGCGGCAACCGCCACAAAAACCGGCTATTTAGCTTCTAATGCAACAAGACGGGCTTGAAGTTCTTTTACGGCCGCGACCAAGAGAGGTATCATATCTGCGTATTGAAGCCCTAAAGATTCAGGATTCGATGCGTCTACCGCTTCTGGCAACACAGCTTGTACGTCTTGTGCAATCAAGAATGAACGGCTTTTTCCTTCTTCGTCGGTTTTGAACCGACCAGTGACAGCGCGGAGTGAAGATACTTTTGACGCGGCGTTTTCAATAGGAACAAGATCGGTTTTGACCCGTTCATCCGATGTACTTGTCCAAGACGTTCCACCGTAAACAATATATGCGCCCGCGAAAGCGTCGTTAAACACAACAAAATGTCCGTTGCCGTTTGGCCCTTCAGACCATTTCTTAGATGGAGCCCCCGAATTTGCATACGAGACAAGACCCAATCCTGCGCCGGATGAACTGGTAACGCCAACGTTCGTGCCGCTTATGGGAGCAGTTGTATCCCCAACCAATAAATTTGTAATGGCGGTTATAGTACCACCTGTTATGCTTACGTTATTATTGTTTTGATACGCTAGAGTCCCAACTTGAATTGTAGGTTGAAGGGCTAAACTTTGTATGTCAGTCATAAATGTTTGAATTTGGTATTGATAATCGGGGCTTATATTTGTCGTTGCGTCTGCAACCGCCGAAATAACATCGCCCGCAGGTGGGCCAACTTGCAAATCTTCAAGCGTAGTTTGATTTGTACCCCCACCCGACAACAGAAAGATGTTGTAAAAAAACCTGTACCATTCGCGCGTCATTAACCCGGTGTCAGAATCCACAAACGGAACGCGGGCAGCTGGAATGTTGGTAACGTTAAGCATTGGTAGGTGTTCCGTATAATTCCGCGCCTATAATCGCAATCTTGACGGGGTCTGTACCCGACACCTCGTACACGCGGTCGCGAAGCTTTAGGGTCATGCCAAGGCGTCGCCAGATCGTGCGATAGCCGGTTTCGCCAATTTTGCCCATAGATAGCCAATGCTCGTTGGACCAAGTATGCCCCCCATCGTCCGACCAACGCAACATGGCAGCGGGGTCATCGCCTTGACCGTTGTTGATACCAACACCAGCTTCACAATTAAGTTGAAGGCTGTGTTGCGAAGTGCGTTTAAGATTGTTTTGGCCGGGTGGCAGCGCCCGCCATGAACGAAGCCATTTCTGAATAGCACCGTTGTCCGCGTACACATTTAGATCGAAAGCATAAAGATTGCCGTTCTGGTAGTCGCCAACAACAATTTCGCTGTTAAACGCAGCTTGGCAATTTGATATGTGCCGCGTAAACAACCCATCAGAAAACCCGGCGCGTTCGTGCCAAAGATTTGTCGCAACGTCGTAAACCCACGTTGCATTGGCGGATGGAAACGTCAAAACGTAAAACGAATGGCCTTCTTGTTGGTATGTGTACGCGATAGCGTCTGAAATGTTGCCATAACTTTGAATGGCAAATTCAATAGCGTGCGTAGACACGCGGACGCCGCTGTAGCCATTTGCGCGGTAAACAATACCTCGCCCGCGCATGTCGCGTCCAAGCCAAAACAATGTGTTGTCAAGCTTGGCTACCGAATAGGTTGCGGCGCAACCAACTTCCATAAACGCGCCTTGGATGCGTTGAAGCGGAAAATCAGGTGTTCCGGCATTGTACCAAACTTCAACTGAATTTGTGCCGAACAGCCATGCTTCGCGATGGTTGACGTTTACTGCAACAAGATTGTCGGGCGAACCTTCAGTACTGGCAAAATTGAGCGGGTCAATGTTTGTGCCATCATACAATTCAGTAACCCAAAAAATTTGGGAATTTGGTTGCGTAAACACAAAATACCCATCTAAAAACCCAACGGTAGACGCGCCCGCAAAATCAGGGTCTGTTATGGGGCTAAAGACGTTAGTCGTAATATTGTAAATGTAACCGTCAGGATTGGCGGCAATAAAAATTTGTGTGCCGTTATCCGTTATGCTGACAGGGCCTGTTCCACTAACG